ATACGAATTGAGAGGCGTTAACCAGTGTTGAGTAATTCAGGACGATGCTGACCAGAATCTTGGACGAAGTGGACCGAGGAGTGATTGACCTTGTTACAGAGGCGATCTCGGTTCCAGGACCAGTGAGCGATCCAGTGTAGTTGTATCGATCATCAGCAACCTGCTGAACGCACTGAGGAGCGTTGGATGCGTTGATGCCAAGTGAATTGGCTGTCACCACTTTTACCTTACTTGAGTCGCTTGCATCGGAGATGAGCACCTTGTCGTTGGCCAGATCAACGGTGACCGTCGAAATGTTCGGAGCGGTGATGTTGTCCGAGTTGAGCGTCAGCGTGTCAGTGCCGGCATTGCCCAGTGTGGTGTTGCCATTGGCCGCGAGGTCTCCGGTGAGCGTGGTATTTCCGGTGACTCCGAGTGTAGATCCCACGGTAGCAGCCCCTGTCACCGACAGGATCGCCAGGGTGGACAAACCGGTTACCCCGAGCGTGGTACCAATCGTGGCCGCATTGGTAACCGCGAGGCTATCGAGCGTGGATCCTGCGGTGACCGCGAGGCTGGCGAGCGTAGAGAGTCCGGTGACGCCCAGCGTGGTTCCGACGGTAGCAGCGCCGGTGACACCAAGGCTGGCCAATGTGGAGAGTCCGGTGACATTGAGTGTGCTTCCCATTCCGACTGCTCCGGTGAGCGTGGAGGTGCCGGTGACTGACAGGGTGCCGGGAATCGTGAGGCCACCGGTGATTCCGAGTGTTCCTCCGATCGTGGCATTGCCGCTGGTAATAAGCGAGCTCAGGGAGGTGGCACCGGTGACGTTGAGGGTACCGGCCACAGCGGTGTTTCCGCTGGCGGAAGCGACCGTGAAGCGGCTGGTTGCGACACTGAAGTCTCCGGTGGAGTTGAGCGCGGTGGTGGAGACTTGGAGTGCGGAATCGTTTCCGCTGCCGTCGCTGAGTGTTCTGAGAACACCTGTCAGCGTGGCGTTATCGGCTGTCTTCAGCAGGCCAGTGTAGGTGCTGGCGACGGTACTGCCTGTGAGTGGTGTTCCCATACTATTCTCTTGGAGGTAGTGCGTACCAACCCTCGTGGATTGTCACGCGGTTTCGGCTTTTGACGGTGTTACCGCTGGCATCTTTGGCCCACACATGGGCTTTGACGTTTTCAGCCAGTCTGACGGGTTGTCCTGGCGGGACCATCACCACTCTTGTTGGGGCGCAGCCCAGCGGCATCAGCGCGAGCAAGGAGATCGTCGCGTAGGCGATTGTCTTTCTGTCCATCTTCAAGGGTTTGGTCTTTCTGATCTATGATCTTGTTGAGCGTGGCGTTGGCCACTCCTTGGGCTATGCTGAGGATTGGGTCCATAATGGAAAAGCCAGCGAGGTGTGAATCCCGCTGGCGATGCATTGCCGTTCTGGCGGGATGTTACTCGGCCTTCTTCTCGGCGTCCTTGGCCCAGATAAGGCCGATGCCAACGGTCACTTGAGCGATGGTGGCGGTCAGATCGACGTTGGTGCTAGGATCGCCATCGAACACGGATTTGAGAGCACTTCCAATAGCAACGAGAATGACGCCAACGCCAGCGAGTGTAGTTTTGATGTTTTTCATTTTTTCAGGGCTTTGTAAAGTGCAACGCAGGCGGCGGCAAGGCCAACCAAGGCGGAGAGGAATCGAATCCCGTCCGTGAGCTGGGGGAGCATCGACGCTGCGGTCGCAGTCGCCGCGGTTCCGAGCGAAAGGGCTAGGCCGTTCGTTCCGCCTTGGTTGGAAGCGTCCATGGGTTACTCAGGCTTGTGCTGCTGCTGTGCGTTCACTTGGGCTTCAATGCTTTCGTACAAAGGAAGTCCAACCTTCATATTCATAACGTCTCCAGCCTTCATCCCGATCACGAGGAGCTGGGTGAGCTGTTGCAACTGTTGCAGTGTGAGTTCGATCTTGATCATGCGGCGGGAGCATCAGCGACCACGGGCGCGTCCGCAACGATTTCCGGCGTCACCTGAGGCAGCATCGGAGGCACGATCATCTCGGGTTGTGGCGGCGGAACCGGCACCCACGGCAGCGGCGGAGCGATGACCGGCGGGTTGATCTGGTTGTTGATCTGCTGCGTCACGTTCGCTTCGATGGCGGTCTTATCGACTCCGTTTGCGTAGCACCAGCCAAGCACCTGTTCCTGCGTCAAGTCAGGATACGGCGTGAACGATCCGCTGGGCGCAGCGAACGAGCAGGAGCCGTAGCAGGTGCCGCTGTACTGATCCTGCGAGCCGTTGCACCTCCAGTCGGCGGTGATGACGACATCTGAGTAGGTGCCTTCGGTGGGTTTGACGAGAAGGCGTTCGATGATCCAGACAATGGAGATGGTGGTCATGGTGGTGTGAATTAGAGGCTAGAAACAACGAATGCGAGCAGTTCATCATGGCGCAAACCGAGACGAGTCTTGGCAACAGCATTCTCGCTTTCGGAGGTGTAAGGCTTTCCGTCAGAATCGACCGAGCTTCCGTTCACCTCGTACCAACTGTCGGAACAGAACATTCCATAATCGGAGGCATCCAAGCCTTCAGCGGCGAACGCAGACTGCACATCCTGAGCAATCCATCCGACATGGATTCGAGCATTTTCACCCTTAGAGGCAACAGCGTCTTTGAAACGATACTTCTTCACGAGTTGCTTGATGCTAGAAGCAACACGTTTTTCTGAGGCTGAAAGATCCGCAATATCCTGCTTCTCGTTTCTATCAGAGGTATTGATCGTTCCAGTACCAGCATAAACCGTGGCCCAGCGTTCAGTTCCAGATCCAAGGTTGTATGAATTGTCGGATACGGTTCCAGTGCCATTGGCTGGAAGGAGTCCAGTAGATCCAAAAAATAGACCTCTGTTATTTCCCGCGATATTGATATCACCAATGTAACCGGCACCGATCTGGGTTCTTGCAGCAGCGCGAACATAACCACTGTCAAGAGATAGATTCCCGCTCGCGTCGAGCGTCATGCTGGCAGTCCCGTTGTTCTTGATGAACGTCAGGTTGTCACCGCTATTGTAAATGCCGTGAGCGGTGGCATTGCCAGAATCCCAGAGATAGAACTTGTTGGCATTCCGAATAGATCCAGCTCCGTTTACAGTAAGCTTTTGGCCACTAACCGGAGATTCCCCCACGCCCAGCCCCGTGGAGTTCAGGGTCATTCGGGTGCCGCCAGCGCCGTCGTACCAAGTGAAAACTCCAGAAGCAGCGATGCGGTGCTGAGCAGAATTACCGATCAAAAAGTCCAACGGAAGAACCGTTCCAGAACCGCTTGAAGTGCTGTTGATGTAGAAACGAGTGTTAGCAGGATCATATGCGGTAATAATGCGTGATGCATTGCTATCCGCGCTGTTGACCTCAATACCAGCGTCCTGAGAACCGCGAACAGTAAGCGTGTTGTTCGGACTCGCCGTCCCAATGCCCACCCGATTGTTCGCCGAATCCACCTTCAGGGTGCTGGTATCCACCGTCAGATCGCCGGTGATGGTGGCGGAGGCGAGGGTGGCGGTGCCGCCGCAACCGAGAATCTGGTTCACGGTCACCTTCTTGGTGGTTCCAGAACCCGCCATCGTAGTATCGAGAAGATCAACGATAGGAAGCGGGAACGTAGCCGGCGTAATCGAAGTGATCGCCGTCAGTGCTGTGATTTTCGTGTCTGCCATAAACTGTTAGTTAGCTTGAATGATGAGTTTGCCACTGTCCTCTTGCAGCAGGAACGACGCGTCCTCCAACAAGACGGAATCGAAAGTCCCAAACGTGATGACGATCTTGTCACCATCCTCCAGCAGAACGAAGAAGTCGTCCTCCTGAAGCAGATCCCGGCGCAAGATCGGCAGATCGCCAGGGGTAACACTACCCCCGCCGTTCGATACCAGTCGTGTGCCGAGAGAGAGTGTCACGATTGAATCACGCCATTGAACGCAATCACCTGACCGCTAGAAATCTGGAAGCTCGTGATCGGTCCCGGCAGCGTAATACCAGCAGGGATGGTCGCCGTGGACCAGGATCCGCTGATGTTGCCACCGGTGATCGAAGTGAAGGTGGTCGGGCTGATGATGGTCAGAGCCACGAACGGGCCAGTGGTCAGCGTGGTGGCGGTCACGAGCTGGAAGCCGCCCTGTCCCATCGAATACTCGATGGCCTGATTAGATACGTCGCTCATATGTCCCAAATCTTGCGAATCTGATTCTTGGTGAAAGTGCTCTCGAAGCGGGATCCTTGGCGGTCTTCCAGACGGCTGAATCCCTTCTTCACTTGGTCCTTGAGTCCCGGCTCAGAAGCAAAACCGGTGACCCCGAAGCGGGCCACCGGCTGTCGCTTCCACCGCTTCCCATCAAGGACAACAGAGTCAGTACCCATCGGAGCGATGTGCTCGATGCACTGACCATTGTTCTCGAAGGTGTAGATCGGCATCTTAGGACTCCATCTCGCTGTCGTAATCCGCAGCCATCTTCATCATGGACTCCTTATCCATGGGCTTCTTGGAGTACATCTCCTTGTCGTCCTTGTTCTCGTACTCGGCGGGCATGCCGTTGACGCTGCGGATTTCGACGTAGGCTTCTCCGTTCTCCAGCTTCTTGAGAACGCCGCGAACATCGTCCAAAACCACTTCATCACCAACCTCGGGCATAGCCTGTTGGCCATCCTCCATATCGGTGGAAAGGGCCTCGACTGGAATCGAAATCATGGGCGCATTGTTGTCAGCCTCTTCGCATCCGCAAGCGGAATGAGAAGAAGGGGCACCACCATTACGATGATGCCCCTTCGGGCTGACGGCGATCACCATGATAGTGGCCGTCCTGGGTCGCATATTACAGCGTGGTCGAGGTCTTGGTCCGATGGACAAGATACCACACCGGGTTGCCGGTGGAGCCGGTGTTACCAGCGGCCAGACGCAGAGCGGCGAAGTACAGCTTCACGCCGACGGTGACGAGCTGGTTCAACGGATCCGACTTGTCGGGGGTGTCGGTGATCACGATGCGCGGGGACAACGGATCATCACCGGTCAGAGCAGGGATACCGAACGACTCGTTACCGAAGAAGAACGAGGCGATGATGTCCTTGCCAGCGGCCAGACCACCACCCGCGGCGGTCGCCTGATACACGAACTTGTCGTTCTCGGTGGCCGAGCCGGTGCTGACGAACGAGTTGGTCTGGGTGACAACGCGGCAACCGTAGATGGAGCCGACCTCGCCCTTGTAGAACGGCTGGCCCTTGTTGCCGTAGTTCGACGCGTTCAACCAGTCGGCATCGCGCATGAGGTCACGGGCCACACGAGGATCGGTGGCCAGGACGTAGCCGCCGTTGATCAGCGGGGCGCGGTTGCGCTTCAGGCGGGTCATGGAATCGAGGACAGCCGAAGCGGTCATCGTGGTGTTGGCAGCGGTCGTGTCGGCGTTCAGGCCAACGAAGCTCTGAGTGGTCAGGGTGGCAGGGTTACCGTACACGCAGGTACCACCCGAGGCAGCGGCGGTACCGCAAGCGTCGGAGTTGTCGAACGTACCACCACCCTCGGCGGCGGAACCGATGGACGAACCGCTGGCGGTGAGGTTGGAGCCAACCAGCACGTTGCGGATCACGGAGTCAACCCAGAGGGCCATATCCAGACCGGAGGTCTTGGTGGCCTGCTGCATGGAGTTGAACAGGTCGGTGGCGCGGAGGATGTCGGTCAAACCGATCACCTGACCGTACTGAGCCAGCGACTTGCTCAGGCTGTTGAGGGCCAGAGCGCGGTAGTTGGCGGAGCTGATCGGGGTACCCTCAGAGCTGATGGTCTGAACACTGCCAACGCTCGGCGGTCCGAAACGGAACATCGAGATGGCCTTGTTACCATTGTTCTTGGGGATCGGAGCCTTCATGGAGAACTGATCGAGGATCGTCTCCTGCTGAACGATGGAGAGCAGCTCCTTGCTGAAGTAGTTCTGGAACTGGCTCGTGAGCGTGGTTGTC